TGTGGCAGATGTGGTGACGGAAGCGATACCGATTGGAGCGAAAGAAAAGGAAACTATGAGTAGTTGCGCCCCAGATAATTTCTGGACTTTACTTGGATCACTTGTGGAGATGGGAGGATGGTTGCTAATCTTAGTGTTTGTGATTCCGCTGGTGTTGGGATGGATTCTGCCTGGGCCATTGGAGAAGAGGAAAAAAGGCTCTGCATCGTAGAGTGGAAGGATATAATCTCCTGCTCAGGGTGGGAGAAAGCCTCTGACGTTCAATGCCCCTCCTTTAAAACGGTGGGGTGGTTCATCTCTGATGAGGAAGAGACCATAAAAATAGCCTCAACCCTTGACTTCGATGACTTTACAGATGAAGCCAAGGGAGAGGCAATGCCGATACCCTATGGTATCACAGCCTTTCCTAAGGGCTGCGTAGTGAATGTTACTTATGTTTAGGGGTGTCCTCCTCCTCAATAAAGGGTAATGGGGCTTCTAAATCCGGGTTCACAAACGGATCTAGGAAGTCTTTGTAAGTCTCCCATAAGGCTACCTCATGCACAGGGAGGCCAGGGTGGTTAGCTCTATTCTCTATACCCTTACGGAACGCATCAAGGTCTACGTTACCATCCCTCACCGACCTGTTCATAATCCCTATGGCCTGGGTCAAGTGAATCAACCCAACAAAGGGGTCTACAAACTTACCTACCATGTCTTCCCCCTGCTTCTCAGCTTAGTTAGTCCGGTGTAACCAACAAGCAACCCACAGAATGTAATGAAGTCTACGTCTATGTTATTGGACATAGAGGCTTCAAAGTCACCACTCTCCTTATCAAACCTCAGGATATAGGCTCCCTCTACTGTCTCCCCATAGATGTCCTCTACACATTTTGCATAGGCTGCCACCTGGAGGTGGTATTCCTCATAGATTCTAGCTGAAGTCTTAAAATCTATGACTGAGAATACCCCATTAACCCTGGCTACAGCGTCCACAGTGCCAGCATACCCATGCTTTCGACTGTAGACTCTCTGTTCAGCAGCCAACCACTCCACTTCATTCTGCTTTACCCAATCCCTAAAGGCATTGATAGCATTACCAGCCTGCTCATCCTCCGGCATCTTGGGTATCTCAGCCTCACCTAACTTCCACAGGATAGCTTGTTCACACCATTCGTGAACCAGCCTGCCAAGATTAATAGCCCCAGCAGACTTACGCTTGTAGGCTTTCTTTATCCCATCAATCATCTCTGTGGTGGAGAGTTCTGCTTGAGTAAATTTCTCACAGTTCTCCTTAAACCACTCAGCCCCCATCTTAACAGCCCAAGGCATCAGAAACTGCTGCTTGGCTATGGTTGTGCTGAGTACAGAGGTAACCGCTGGGACAAACACTCCCTCATGGCTATACTGATGCTTTGCCTCGTTAAATTCCAGGTCAATGGATTCACCATCATGGAATTCTATCTTCATAATACCCCCTTAGAACTCCCCTAGAAGGGGAATTCGTCATCCTTCTCTGGTTTATTCCAGGTTCTCTCCCGCTTAGGCTCAAAGCTGCCTGCCTTTGGCCCAGACGTATAGGATTGCTCCCTTGGTTCCTCCAGTTTGATACCCCAATCTGGATCAGTGTCCTTCTTCTTCTCGTTCCTCCAAATCGCCCAGTTGATAGTCTCACCCCTCCACTTCATAGACCCATTTAACTTCGGGGCTTTAGGGTTATCAGAGCGATTTGTCCAACCACTACCTCTTCCCTCTTTATGCTCGAAAGCCATTTGCTGTTCCTCTAGCTGTTGTTGATGTGCCCAGGATTGGGCGTTTTCCTGATCGTCAAGTATCTTAGTCCATCCATCAGGATTGTGGTACATCCATTCATCGTCATTCATACCTTACGCAAGTTAGCAGACATTGTTCTCCAAACATCTATGATAACTTCCTCAGTATGGCGTTTGTTGTCGAGCAATTCAGCATCTACCCAACAGTTTTCAGCGTAGGCCACATGATCCCTAAACTGCTGGGATGTAACAGCCTTTGCCTCCCTCTCAGCGACAGTACCAGTGGCCTTTAGGAAAGCCTCGCCACGAATGATACGCTCCATCTTCTCTAGCTTCTTACATAAAGCCTTAGATTTGGCAGCCTCTTCATCCGTATGAGCTAGGTATGTTATCGCCTTCTCTAGCCTCTCTTCACTTATCACGTTTCAAAATCCCCTCGTTCAATGCCTTGAAGATTGTTTGCAAGCACCACCTCATCTGAGTTTCTTTGTCAAAGGTTCCATCATGGCAACCTGTGTGACATTGGTAGCAGACAGGGAGAGTAAAGTAATCTGATGCTTTCTTCCCCATGCCTGCTCCCAACTGACTCACCCTCAAATGATGTGCTTGAGACTGTGCCCCACAGTGTATGCAAGGCAACCCCGCCACCCATTCCAAATACTTCCTATCCTTCACGCTGCTAAAGCAACATCCAGTATCTGACGCAGAGACTCATGAGAATTGGCAAGCTCGATTGTTTTGATAGCTACTTTAAGATCAATAGTAAAATGCTCCTTACCCAGGTCATCTGAGACAACCCTGTAGCTACTCAATCTATCATGCACCTCTGACTCTACTCTCTTGCAGTCATCTACTTCCAGGTAATACTCGCACTTGTACGGCCCCCAAGTCCTAGCAGCAGAACGTCTACCCTCCAGGTTATCCGTTGAGCCTATCTTGTAGACATTCTCAGGATGCCACCTGTTCCTGAAGATATACACATAGCCCTCAGGCGGGTAGTCAATTTTAGGCTGTTTTGGAGGCTTCTGTCCAATGTTTTTGTAAATCCTTGGAAGCGAATCCTCTCTCTTCTCTTCTGGGAGAATTGAGGAAACCCCACTTTCATTGTGGATTAATTCCCAGTGGTATCCCCCAGATGTGGTCATACCTTCCCAGCCCCGCAAAGCCTTACCAATATTAGAATGGCTAACAGCACCATGACTATTTGGCCCTGGCGGGTAATAAGTACCCAAACTAAGCCCAGCCGCAGTTAGAGATTCAAATACTTCTCCTGTCTCTACGCACCTAACTTTCTTCTTTGCTGACATACACCCCCCTATATTTCACAGTGATCGCCAACGCAAGCTAATTCCTGGCTGGCTGTGGTTACATCTACAACTTCCTTAATGGACTGCCAATCTATACTCTTTGGCATACGCTTCTTCATCTCCTTGTACTCCTCCATAGATAAGTCCTCGTAAGGGGCTTGCTCGTATATGTGCCCCTCATCAGAGGATGGTAAAAATGAAATTCCGTTGACAATATCCCAGTTCTCCCAGACCCAAGAGGCAACCTCTGCCCACGCATTCTCTGGTACATAACAGGTCATGCTTGGCTTATGCTCACACCAGTTAAGGGCAAAGTGTTTCCAAAGCTCTAACTGACTGATAGGGGTTACCTCATGTCTGGTTAATGCCTTTGCTGGAGACTTCATGGGGAAAGAGAACACCCACGCCTCTGAGTTATAGTTATCTTCCTCATAGGGTACACCAGCGTCCATGAGAGCTTGAGATATTGGGTCTTTCTTGTCGTTCCTCACCCTCCTGGTGAAAAAACTCGACCAACGGGGATGGCAACCGCTGGCTGAGTCACAAAGCTGACTCACCGTTCCAGACGGCTTCACACAGGTAATGGCTGTAGAAGGGTTTATGCCCAGTATCTTAGCCCACTTCTCATTTACCAGCCTTGCCCAATCCCTAAGACCATTCAAGTCCTCAGCGGAACTGTTGCGCAACACTGGAGAATCGTAGATACCAGTTATGCTAACTCCTAGCAGCCGTTCCTCCTCACAGTTTACCGTCCAACCCTTCCGTAGAAACTTAAAGTTTGTTAAGGTTGACTGTAACGTGCCCAGGATTGTAGCTATCCTCACCTTATCCATCAGGGTTTCCATTGTATCATTAGGTTTAGCCACAACCTCTGTAAGGTTGCAGAATTGTGCTGGCCTAAGGATTATTTCTGAGCATGGGTTACATCCAAAATCATAGTTGGGGTCTCTCCTTTCGGGGAGCATACTTCCACAAGCCTCGCGGTTGAAAATCCCACGTTCTCCTGACCTACTTTCGTATATAGCCAGCCATTCTCGCATGAAAGCACCCATCTCAGGCTTTTCGGTATAACAAATTGAGTTGTTGGATAGGCTTCTTTGAGGGTTCTCAGTGAACCAGTTTCCCATTTTGGCATGGCGCATCCTCTCGTCACTGTGGTTAGACAAGCTAATCAAGGAAGTCCTACGAACTCCACCAACCACAACGCATTCACCTATATGGCACATGGCATCGTGAACCTCTATGGAATTCAGCTTCCTCCCCTTTGCACCCTTCCATATGTTGGCAAGGTTTATCAGCATACGCTCAAAGGGCCACGGGCCTGAGGCACGACCCCCGAAAGTTTTTAAGGGCGCACCAGACGCTCTCACCCTGGAGACATCCACCTTGGGAACCTTTCCACTGTACAGTAGCCGGACATACTCATCCAGGGCAGTTGCCCAGCCCATCTTAGAGTCCCGCACCACTATAGTTGTGTCGGTCTCAAAGAACTCATCAGCTACCTCTGGGAGCTTAGATATATACTGTCTTTCAACAGAATAGCCCAATCCTGTACCATTCATCTGAATGTAAAGGGACTCTCCGAAAACTTTTATGTGGTCAACAGGGGTATAGGCGCAGTTATAACCACAGATGTTGTCTCTCTCTAGGGCTTCCCCAGCAGTCATAAGACACCTCATGCTGGGCATTACTTCCTTATTAAAGATAGCTTCCCTTATTTCAGTGGTAATCTGGGGTGACAGCTCGAACTTATCCCCAAAATAATTGGAGTACCTATCTACCGTTTCTCCCCAGGTCTCTCTCCTTTGTAGCTCTGCTAAGTACCTTGCGTACCTAGAGATGGCAATGTAATCATCGTATATCACTCAGTTCCTCCATAGTTTTCAGTGACGTCAAAATCATCCTCTCCCTCTCCAACCAAAATTGGGGGGCTGGGTTCCCCTAGTGCTGCTGCTAGTATTTTTAATAAGTCTGGTAGGCGTACCAATGCCAGCATATCGGGCTTATTGTACTCACCCAGTATGACAGTAGGTATCAAGTCCTCCCCAGACCCCGCCACAGCCTGCGCCATTGCGTCTGTAAGGAACTTTGAGAGCTTCTTGCGGTACTTGCACTCTATTCCCAGGTAGGGGTGCTTAACGTCCAGAGGAGTCCTCCTATCAGACACAGGGATTCTCTCCCCGCCCGTCCTGATGGCTACTCTCCTTTCAAATCTCTTCCAGTTCTTGTCCACGATAAACTTTAACTTCCTCTAGTTTCCCAAAGTGTTTAAACGCTGTTAGCACAAATTCGTGCAACTCTGGGATGGTTTTGATGTATTCCCACTTAGCCCTTTTTCCTTCTGGAGTGTCGTTGAAGAGCACTTCTTCCCTCCACCTCGATTCTCTTGTGCCACTCCTCCCGTGTCTCCCCATCCTTAAACCATAAGTCTAGTTTAATGAGTATGTCCTTGAGGACTTCCTTGAATGGCCTTGTGACCCCATCAATGGTGATGGTTGAATACCTATCGACCCAGCAGGAACTGCACATGGGTGATGGGTTGAGTTGGGTGACCCTCCCGTAGTCACAAACGGGACACCATGTGGGATACGTCCTTGTAGATGTCGAGCCTGAATTCATTTCTTAGGGTCTCCAGTTCTTCGTTGGTGCATAGGGTTCTGGCAACGTCACTTAGAGCGTCTATCAGCTCATCCATAGCCTCAACGTGAGTTTTTAACAGGTTCTTTGCATCGTCCAGGGTGGTAGGTGTCCAGCCCTCCTCAGCGTACTGAGACAGGTCACGTTTGGTCATGTCAAGCTCTACCGCTGCTTTCGTACAGGCTTCCTCACCATCCCTGTGTAGTGCTTTTATCCTATCTTCCACTGTTACAATCCTCAGTCGTTTAGTTTTCTTCCTTGAGTGCAGGATAGGCACGACAAACTCCCTGCCTAGAGCTTCTATGCACTCAGTCCTAGACCCGTAGACTACATCAGCCTCCAGGTCGATGATATTACCGATTCTTACCTGATAAGCGATCAAGGTCTGCCTGGGAATAGCTAATCATGCCCTCCCCAGCTCTCTTGGCGTTTTCTGGTCGCCAATAGGGGTTATCATGCCTACTCTTGGGCTGCGCCATAAGGTAGTTGGAGTCCCAATTAACGTGCTTGAACCCAAGGCCGCCAGAATATATCTCTGGGCTTTTGGATTCCACTGCAAGGCTTCCCAACTCCTCCATCAACTCAGGATTCATGTCCTCCAGGTGAACTTCCCGCTCCCCTGGTCGCCAATGCTGGCTTTCACCCACGGCTGGTGCGAAATTCTGTAGGAAGAAATAGACATCCCACGCCTCCTTGAGTAGGGGGTGAGTCTTCCTCTCATCAGAGGGTATTTGCTTTGAAATCCTCTCTATCTGAGTTAGACACCTGTTCAGCAGGCTTTCCTTTGGTACGGTTCCGTTCCTTCCCTTCTTTTGGGAGACTGATGCCTCCTTTGGGAGATTGCGAATGGTTGTCATTGATGCTGCTATGATTCTGCTCTGATAATTCGGCATAAAGTTTTTCTCCTTGCTTATACTAATAAGAGTTTTGAGGTAAGTAGTTGATTCGTATAGGTTAGTGTAAATAGCATTAGGTTACCCGCCAACTCTTATTAGTGTATAGGGTATATGCGTCTGACATACTAATTATGGGCCTCCTCTGTGGCTCCATCAGATGAATAGCGGAGACTATCGAGCGACCTTTGAGCCGGGAATGAACTTTCGTTAAATGACATAAATGGTCGGGCCTGGGTGAGCCTAGTTTATCATCGAAAGATACTGACTTGATAGTACTTAGTTGTATATTTCTAGGGTCGGTCATATACGGCTCATTAAGACAATTATATCTATATTACAAATGTTGTAAAAAAACAACACATGAAGAAACGATAGAGTGGCAAAGAAAAAGTTTGACCCCTGGAACGCAGAGGAATGGCTGTACACAGAGTTTCTACAGGCTGCTGGGCCTATTAGTCGAGCCTGGGTAGAGCGAGAGTTCAAGAGGCGTAGACATTTACACAGGGGAAACCCAGAAGTCCTTGAAATGTGCCTCCAGAGGCTGGGCATTAGAGATGAAGGTTTAATGCTGTGTCCTCCGACCTAGATAGGGCATCTCAGAAGAATAGCAGACGCTTGCGCCGTCAGAGAAACTTGGTTCATAGGGATTCCTGGGGGAAAAAGAAGAACGGCCCCATGAGAGACCGTTCCAAATTTGCCCGTAAGCCTAAATATCCCGATACCATCCACTCAGGCTAGTGTTGCCGTGTCCAGTAGGGACGGCGTTACCTTCCTTATCGTGCATAAATACGCAGACGTACTCCTCTTTGGCTGTTTGCTTAACGTAAAACAGATCATGCGCCCTAGAGTTGACTTCCTGACAGGCAGCCATGACACCTCTGATCGCGTCCTTGCTCTCCTGCATCTGCTCCCCTTCAATTTCAAAGAGGGATTCGGTTGCTTTGTACTGAGCCAAGACCATAATATCGTCAGCCCTGTCTAAAGCTCCGGTTTCTCCGTCCTCGTCCTGCCCCATGCAGTATTGAGGGACTAGCTGACTCATAACAGCGTGGATTATCCCCTGTTGTGCCTCTGCTAGTTTTTCAGCCTCATAAAAGCGGTGTTTGGGGGTTTTCTTTTGAACTTTCCAGGGGTTGTTCTTACCTGTTGGTAGCTTTTTTTTCATAGGTTACGCTCCATGACAGCGTTTAAACTTCTTATTAGATCCACAAGGGCACGACTCATTGCGCCCCACTTTAGGATAGGATCGCACCAGGGTGCGTCCACCTTTACGACTTCGCTGCTTTTTAACTTTGTATTGCATAGTTTGATTACCTTGAAACCCCCGACAGTGCCCCAGGATTAGGGCAAAGCGGGGATTCCGGAGTGTTTAAACGGTTTACTTAGGGTAACGGCAGTCCCGCAACTGAGCTTGCGTTACCGAATACGCCTTTACTAAAGCACCGCACTGTGTCACCGTTGCCAGCATGGGGAACCATACTTACCTGGAACCCCGTTGTACCACTGGCTGCGTTATAGGCTGCAACCACTTCGATTGCACCTGCCCAGGTTGAAACCCTGGCAACCACTTCATCTGACTGAGTGGCTGTAATAGTTGATACGGTATCTTTGCCACTGTTCTCAACTCCACAAAAGAAATGAGATCCGTTACCTTTAAACCCCTCGTCCTGTCTAGCTGAGGGGCTGCTGCAAAACTTCCTGTAGCGTTCTTTTTTCACTGGGTTTCCTCTATTTGTCTGTATATGTATCAAACCAGGGGCCGTTACGCTTAGTTATACGCTTACGGTCTGATCTGGTACAGGTACTGGATGATGTTTCGGGGTCGCTGCAATGCGCCCTGGCTTGTTCTAATGTTAAGCCCGTTGCGATTGTATGGCTGCGGGTATGGTCGTTACCATAAGACCGAACTATCTTATACATGGTTATAAAACCTCGATTGCTTTAATTGACACATAACCATTATAACCATTATAGCCGTTCTGTCTAGTGTTTTTTTCCCAAATAAAATAATCAGGATACAGGCTGCAACAATAGGTTTTCACTAGGTCAGACTGCCAGACTTTACGTTTACCGCTTTCGGTATGGGTAAACCCTGGTAGATTAACGTGTACTCTAGCCATTATGCTATATCCCCCCGTTTAAACGGTGTGGAATTATTGTGTGCCCGAATAGCGTCCTCGTCTGACATAAACATATCAGAATCACAGTTTAACCAGGCCTTTTCACCTGTGCGGGGGTTCCAACAATACAGCACTCGAATACCCGAGCGCGTCATATAAGAGGTTTCACCAGTTCCAGGTATCCAGGGAGTAGTGGGTTTAATGTCGTCCATATTGGGTTTCCTCAGCTAGTAAATAAACGTATAAGGCACACAATACAGGCTGCCTTATAGGTTTGTCAACTATCGGCTATCATGGGGATATTACAAGCCCCACAAACTAGCCCGTATGTTAGATAAGGGGTTTTTGCTTGTCGCGCCACATTGTCGCACTCTGGGCACACTACCTTGATTAATCGACTGCCTTTCTTAACCTTGGCAGGCGGTTGCAGTTCATCGTGCGGGTATGGCCCTAGTTCGACAGCTATAGACTTTAACTGGGCAGCCAATTCCGGCCCCGCTTGTGTAGCTGTCATTTTACCGACTAGCCCGACTTTAACCGCAAGGCGTTTAAACGGCCCCTTGTGACCGCATTCAGTGCCCACAATACAGTGATCCATTTCATGTACGAGGGTATCCAGTACGCCGTGATCGCACTCGTATGAAGGGTCACTGCTGCCGACTTCCAACGCTAGAATCGGGCTAATGAACATTTCAGTGACGTTGCCTTCAGACGTTGAAGGGTTCCAGCACTGCCCGATAGCACTATTCTTCGCGCCTCTGGAACCGGAGGGAAACCCGACTGATACTCTAAAGTCTACCGCTTTAACATCATGCGGCGCGTATACCACTGTATTGATCTTATCAGCGGCGGCATTTAGCCATTGTTCTCTATTCATGACGACATCATCCACATATAGCCCACTGTAAGCCCGAATATAACAGCCGAACTAACCCAAATCATAATAGTGTCTAACCTTTCTGCCTTGTCTACTTTCTTTTCAGGTATAAGCATAATAAGTCCTAATCAGTTAACAGTAGCTGAATAGTAAAGACAACTATGTATAGTGTCAACCTCTAATTGCAATGGGTACAGTATTGGTTTCCTCTGGGCTTTCTTTAGGTTTCCTCAAATAGATATCCCTGGCTGTGCACACACGCACAGTTCAAACCAAATGAGGCAACCCATGAGGCAACCCAGTAGTGGGCGGGATACCAGGGGGCAGCCTCTGGGGTTTCCTCAAGGCGTTTAAACACCAGGACAGGCGCGACCCAGGGGCGGCCCCCCTTGCGCGAAAATGAATATATATATATTGTATCCACGCAGTGGAGAGGAAACCCATAAAATATTAAGAAATGCTTATGAACTATGAAATTCCTAAAGCCTATGGGTTACTAGTTCCGCCAGTAACTGAGTTTAAGACTGAAATAGGTCTATTATCTACAAAACCAGAGCCTAAGAAGAAGCCTGATCGCAAGTATCTAGCCGATACGATAGACCTAGATAGGTTGATAAGGGCTGAGTCTAATGCTATTAGTGGTCGTACTTCCTCTCAGGGAGCCTACGGGTTAGCCCAGTTCATGCCTGAAACCTATGCAAATTGGCACATAGACTCGAAGATAACTAAAGTCCCTATACCTAAAGTATTTAAAGGGAAGAAGTTTGAGGAGGTTATGGATGATGAAGGACTTGCTAAGTTAGCAGCCAAGACTTACATGAGGATGCTTGAGAGGTACTTAGAGAGAGCAGAAGGGCTAGGCCCAGATGATGTGACCGTAAGAAATATTTTAGGTTCTTATAATGTTGGCCCTACCAAGTATAGGAGCAGGATCAGGAAGAGAAGGAATTTCCTGAGGGGTACAGGAAGGCGAGACCTAGAGGATGTCCCTTTCCACTTATGGGAAAGATGGTTAAAAGTAAAATAGTTAAGGAGATAGCAAATGGCTTATATGGATGAAGTTATGATGGAAGGCCCCGGCCCAGGAATGGCCCCGCCAATGGGTGATCCCGGTATGGCTCCCCCAGGAATGGGAGGAGGCCCCCAGGATGAGGTGAGTCAGTTACTGGAACTTAGGAGTCAAATCGACATGAGGCTCATGGAGCTTGGTGTACCACCGGAAGTTATGGCTTCCCCTGATATTGCACCTCCTGTAGCTCCCCCAATGCCCCCTATGGACGCGATGGCAGCCATGGGTGGGGGTGGTATGCCTATGCCTCCTGGTGGCCCTCCTATGCCCCCACAGGCTGGCTTACTAGGGTGAGAACAGAAAAGCAGGAAGCCTTTATAGAGGCATTCTGTCTTACTGGTAATGCTGCTAAGGCGGCAGAAATGGCTGGCTATTCTTCTAAAGCAGCCAAACAGAAGGGATATGCTCTAAAAAAGCAGTTCACACATGAAATCTCTGAGAAAACCAGGGATATGATGCGTGATGCTGTGCCTGGAGTTCTAGCAAAACTCCATGAACTGATAGAGGAATCCTCTTCAGACGCTGTAAAGCTGGGAGCCATAAAGGATTTCCTGGACAGAGCAGGGTTGAAACCCGTAGAAAAGGTCGAACAGCAAGTATCTCATGTCGAGACAACCTCTACGGAGGAGCTACGGAGGGAATTGGAGGCTCTTGTGGGTACTTCTGACCCAGAAGAAATACCTCAACTGGTGAATTAAGTGGCTGAAGGTTTCTTAGATGCGACTGAAGGAGGGAATGTAAGTGGCATTCTGGGTGAGATTGAAGACCTGGATGGTATTCTTGACCTTCCAATGGTCACTGATTTCATAACTACTATCCCAGGTTCTACTGATGGTACTACTGAAAACCCCCACCAGTATCAGGTTGGGTTGGATCAGCTAGGAAACTTTGCAAAGACTGCCTTGACAGCGGGTGCTACCAAGGCTTTATGGGGCGTAAACCCCTTGCTTGGCATAGCTGCCCATACCCCTGGAGCGTTCTTTAGAGCTGGGGCAAAGAAGTTAGGGGGTGGTGATCTGGACAAATGGGATAAATTAGACCTTGCTACTGGATTTATCAGCCCTACTCCACTAAGCAGCTTTATAAATAAGTTTGTCGATATTGTATTCCCTGGAAGCACTACGCTAGATGAGGACTAGCGATGGTAGATATTCTAGAATACACCCCAGAAGAGGAGAATCCCCCCAGTCTACTTGACTTCCTAGAGGGTTATCCCGAAGCAGTTAAAGAACAGTTTATGCAGGGAGCAAAAACCCTCCCCAAGAATAGGCAAGCTGGTGCGCTCCAAATGCTGTATTCTCCTGTTGCACCCTCTGTTGACTATTTTTATGATCGTGTAGCTCACCTACTTGGCCCGAACCTGAACAAGATGTGGCGGGCACAGCATGAGTCCCATAATCGTGCCCTAGAGAGTTTAGGGGTTGAGCCTCAGGATGAGTACCAGGATGTAACAAGGAAGCAGTTGAGGATGCCTCTAGCGATGGTAGGCTCTGTCCTAAGAGGCAGCCCACAATGGTACTCTGCTCTCCGAAAGGCGATCAAGGATGCAAAACAGGATAAAGGCCCGATTGGTTACTGGAAAGGCCAAATAAAGAATACTCCAGGGGCTACCTCAGAGTCCACTAAAACAGGCTTTGACGAGCGTTTAACCACCTGGGGATTGCCTCCTGAGATAACAAAAGAAAGTATTGGCTTTAAAGAGTTTGAAGGAAATGTCACCAGGGATGAGGTTCTAGGGCTTCTTGAACCTATAGAGTTAAAAGAGACTATTCTGGGTGGTGAGGGGTACACTGTAAAGCATCTTACTCAGGAAGAGCTTATTCCTTTTGGTTTGTCAGGGAATAATATTTGGGGTGTAGTTGATCCTGAAGGAAACCTAGCAATGAATTTGCCTACGGGGTCTAGAGCAAATGTTTCAGTACATCATGGTGGATCGCAAAGCAATCTTGACAGGTGGAATCGTTCTGGCAGGCCGGAATGGTACTATGGCGAAGCTGATGCGAAACAAGCAGCTAGATGGCATAATCGACAGGCGGGTAGACTTTCCCCACACTTTGCAGATAGGCAAGATTTAAGGACTGCTGGCGGGACAAATTATCGAGAGATTCTTATCCATCTTCCGAAGAGAGAAAGTGCAGATTATTGGTATGATCGACAGAATGAGCATATGCATGAAATGCATAAGAAATATGGGGATGGTTGGTTATATAAGGCTACTGACCAAGAAATAAAAATCAGGAACGATTTAGGTCAAAGGGCTGAATTAGCTGACGGCCCAAATATGAATTATACTGGTAGTCATTGGGGTCAGGAAAATACTTTAGGCCATATAAGGGTAAGTAATATTACCGCAAACAATTTGAAGTCTTTGCATTCTGATGAGTATCAGCTTGATTGGTGGCAGGCTGCGGAGAAGGCAAGAAGGCGGGAAATAAGGCGTTTGTCCCAAGCCCTTGATATTTCAGAGAAAGAGGCAGCCAAGCAAGTACCCAAAGATTATGGCTATGTCACGAAACCTGAAGAGATGGACTCTGATGGAACTGTTATCCCTCAGACCGGAGAAGTCCCTGATGAACCCTTCAAGGATAAGGGGTGGGAAGTTCTATTTAAGCGTCATTTCATGGAGGCTATAAATGATCCAGACATTGAGGCTATAACCTGGACAACTGGAGAGACGCAGGCTGATAGGTATAGTTTAAGCAGGCTTATTGAAAGGGCTGATTTTGCCTATAACTTAGATACTGGCAAATATAGTATAACTACTTTCCCCAAAGGTGGCAGCGCACCACAAATGGTTGAGGGCATACATGAGGATGATCTCCCGGCTCATGTGGGGGACGAGTTGGCTAATAGAGTTATAACGTATATAGATTATCATGGTGGAAGGGATGAGTATCAGGTTTATAATAAGGTAAGCAATAACAAAGGTGGAACCTTCCCCACAAAAGAAGTAGCCCAAGAATGGTTAGATGATACTTATAAAAGAATACGAACTGAGGAAAAGAAAAAACAATTTCTTAGGGATACTAAAATAAGAAAAATAGATAAGGAAGACTTACCTACCGAAGTTACAAAATCTTACAGTGGAGAAGAATTAGATGTAGGTGGTAAGTTCCTTAAACTTATTTATGATAATAAAGCCCCTCAATTTTATAAAGAACTTCTAAGGGGTTTCAAGATGCCTTCTACTAGAGTGGGAGGGGAGATAGAAGGATGGACGATTGAGAATTCAGCAACAGGAGTTTTAGATGAAGATGGACGTACATTAGTTTTTGAGTCTAGGGAAGCAGCAAAAGCTTACATAGATGAACAGTTGAGGACTTGGGGAAATTATACTAATGAGATGGAAGATTATGGGGAATATGGGCCTTGGGAGGGTCAGGTAGAGTATTGGGAAAGTATGAGCGTAGAACCCCTAGCACCTAAGGAACCAGAAGTATGGCAGCAAAGAATAACTGATGAGATGAGGGAAAAGTTCAAGGAAGGAATGTCTCTAACTAAGCGGGAAGATACGGGGCTTCTAGGGAGTTATGCGTAATGCCTATACAACGCTGTACGCTTAAAGAAGGAAAGAAAGGATGGAAATGGGGTTCTTCTGGGAAGTGTTATCCCAACAAATCACAAGCAGAGAGGCAGATGAGAGCGATTCATGCAAGCAAGGGCAGAGCTAGAAAAAGCAGTAGAAATCGCTAGGGAGATAAGGACAAGAGAAAGGTTCAATAAGATTGACCTGTATGACCCTTACCCCTATCAACTTAACTTCCACGAAACTGGAGGTTCTGCTAACCAGCGACTTTTAATGGCTGCCAACAGAATAGGAAAAAGTTACTGTGGTGCAGCGGAGATGTCTTTTCATGTAACTGGGCTATATCCCAAGTGGTGGAAAGGCAGACGATACAGACAGCCGATAGTGGCGTGGGCTGGAGGGGTATCGAATGAAACAACCCGCGATATAGTACAGTACGAATTATTGGGTTCCCCAGATGACCCCGAAGCCTTTGGTTCCGGTTCAATACCGAAAAAACTAATAATAAAAACCGAAAGGAAACCCGGTGTCCCTAATGCCAAATCGGTCGCTCTAATCAAGCACGTTAGCGGTGGGAACTCTTCTTTATTCTTTAAAGCCTACGAGATGGGCCAAGAGAAATGGCAGGGTCGTTCAGTAGATTGCATATGGTTGGATGAAGAACCAAACAGGGATATATACTCCCAAGCGGTCACTAGAACTTTGGATCGTAAAGGTATGGTTTATATGACTTTTACTCCAGAGCAGGGGATGACAGAAACTGTAGCCTCGTTTATGAACAACCTCCAATCAGGTCAATCCCTAACTAACGCCACCTGGGATGATGCCTCTGAGAGAATCTTCTCTATGAATGGAGAAAGAGGCCACCTCTCAGAAGTTGTAATGGAACAGATATTGTCCAGTTACAGCCCCCATGAGAGAGAGATGAGGCGTAACGGTAGACCCTCTATTGGTTCAGGATTGGTTTTCCCACTGGGGGAGGAAAAGATAATAACTGATCCTGTGCGTATAAAAAGTCATTGGCCCAGGATAGCAGCTATAGATTTCGGTTGGGATCACCCCACTGCTCTCGTATGGTGCGCTATTGACAGGGATACAGAAACTTTTTATGTGTACGATTGTTACAGGGCTTCAAAAGCCAGCCCCACTGTACACGCTTCTTCTATAAGGCAACGACCTATGTTTATACCCATAGCCTACCCACATGACGGGAATCGCAGGGATAGCATGGGAAACCCAGGTCTTGCTGACCAGTATAGAAATCTAGGTTGTAATTTTATGCTGGAACATTTTACCAACCCCCCTGCCTTGGGAGAAAATAAAGGCTCTAACTCTGTAGAGGAGGGCTTAATGGCAATGTTGCAAGCTATAGAGGCTGATAAGTTTAAAGTATTTTCAACACTTCCCGATTGGTTTGAAGAGTTTAGAATGTATCACAGGAAGGATAACAAAGTAGTCCCAATTAGGGATGACCTCATGTCTGCAACGAGGTATGCGTTTCAGTCCCAGCGTTTTGCTATAGCTGGTGAAGACCCCACATGGACACAAGATGTTAAATACAGGAATTATGGAATTGTTTAATGGCTAGTGAAAAACTTACTGAAGAAGAATTAGTAACCAGGATACGAGGGGAAATCTCTGATTCTCTTGGTTATATGGGTGATGTAATATCTACTCAGCGCGAACAAGCCATGAAGTATTACTATGGCCTCCCCTTTGGTAATGAAGTTGAGGGACGTAGCCAGTTTGTAGATTCTACTGTACAAGACACTATTGAATGGATAAAACCATCCTTGATGCGAGTATTCGCTTCCGGGGATGAAATGGCAAAGTTCTCCCCGCATGGGCCAGAAGATGTAGAGATGGCTAAACAGGCTACAGACTACGTTAATTATGTTTTTACAAAAGACAATCCAGGCTGGGAGATTTTATATTCTTGGTTTACAGATGCTTTACTATCAAAGAATGGAATAGTAAAAGTTTGGTGGGACGAGTATGATGAACCCAGCAGAGAAGAGTATCGTAATTTAGATGAGTATGAATTTACAATTTTAATAAACGATGATGAGGTAGAAGTTATAGAACATACATCTTATGGTGAAGGCCCGACAATGACCCATGATGTAGTTCTTAGTCGAAATTCTCGCGGTGGGAGAATACGGGTAGAGAATGTTCCTCCCTCAGAATTTCTTATTAGTCGAGAATCTAAGAGCATTGAGGATGCTAGATTTGTATGCCATAGAGTTATAAAAACACTCTCTGAGCTAAGGGAGATGTACCCAGATGAAGACCTTGAGCCAGGTGATCTTGGTGGGGGTGATGATGATATGTCAGCGTTCTCTGCTGAAAGGCTAGAGCGTTTTCAGTTCGACAAATCTGCTAAATACTGGGAAGGCATGGGGGGTGGAGATGACTATGGAGAGGAAGGTTTACGAACCTACTGGTTACATGAGTCTTATCTAAAAACAGATTTTGATGGGGACGGCATTACAGAACTTAGAAAAGTTTGTACTGTAGGTTCTAAGGTATTAGCGAATGATGAGATAGACTCTATTCCGCTTGTTTCTATCACCCCCATAAAAATACCACATAAGTTTTTTGGACTTTCGGTTGCAGACCTTGTTATGGATTTACAGTTGATGAAGAGTACGCTAATGCGTAATCTCATGGACAATATGTACAACCAGAATTTTGGACGTTTCGCAGTATTAGAGGGGCAGGCGAATCTCGATGATCTACTCACCCAACGCCCTGGAGGAGTAGTTAGAGTTAAATCCCCCAACGCCGTAACGCCCCTCGCTACCCCTGCATTGCAACCCTATTCATTCCAGATGCTTGAGTATTTGGATGGAGTAAGGGAGGCTAGAGCTGGTGTATCTAAGATGTCTCAGGGTTTAGATGAGAATGCCCTGACATCCCACACGACAGCCACCGCTGTAAACGCCGTTATGGGGGCAGCCCAAAGTAGAGTTGAGCTGATTGCCAGAAACTTTGCTGAAACTGGCGTAAAGGAATTAATGATAAGGATATATGAATTACTGTATAAAAACCAAGACAAAGAAAGAGTGGTTAGATTGCGTAATGAGTGGGTTCCGGTACGTCCTGATGCTTGGAATGATAAGTATGATTGCACTGTGTCTGTGGCTTTAGGAAGTGGCAATAAAGATCAACAGATGATGCACCTTTCTCAGATGCTCTCATTTGCTGGGGAAGCAATGTCAGGTGGATTGAGAATCGTGTCAGAACAGAATATGTACAACTTAGGGGCATCTCTTATAAAGGCTATGGGCTTTCAGAATGTGGATGATTTCTTAACTGATCCTTCTACGATACCTGAGCAACCTCCAGAGCCTGATTTAGAAGAGCAGGCAAAGCTAATGGAAGCTCAAGTTAAACAAGAAGAAGTAAAAATCAAGGCTGCGGAAGTTCAGCTTAAAGCCCAAAAGATTCAGCAGGAGTACCAGAAGTTAGCGGTAGACTCTAGATTAAAAGCTGAGGAGATTGGGATTGAAAGAGAACAAAGACGGGCCGTAGCTATAGGAGATACATAATGCCAAGAGGATCAAAGAAAGGATACGAAGCTGATCTTGAACGGGCAATGGCCCAGAAGGGTGGTGTTCCACTTCATATGAAAGTAAAAACAAAAAGAAAGATTGGGCTAGATTCTAAAAAGAGGAAACAAAAACGCCAGCAGTTTAGAGATACTTATCTAAAGATTGGCTAAGGGGATAAATGGATAAAGAAGAAAGAACTAGAAGGGCGAAAGGTTTAGTTAATGACCCGTTGTTACAAGAGTCATATGATGTTTTAAGAGAAGATTTAATGAACCGCTGGATTCACAGTGGCTCAACAGATTCGGAGGCCAGGGAATCAATCTGGCTTGCGATAAGACTGCTTGAGAGAATCGAAGGCCATATAAAGTCCATAATTGAAACTGGACATATGAATGAGATTCTAGATAAGCAACACCCTTATATCTGATAGAGGAATTTAATTATGGCGGATACGCAGATTGCCCCGCAAGTCCCGGCTGGATTACAGCCAATACCAGCATTAGGTGGAAGTATCACCGAAGCACAAGAAGCATTACTCAGCTTAGAGGAACCTGAAGAGGAAACCCCTCAAACTGAGGAAGCACAACCTACCGAAGTTGAAGAGTCTCAACCTGAAGGGGAAGACGAATCATTTGAGGAGGAACCTGAAGAGGAAGAAGAAGCTGAAGAAGCTGAAGAAGAATCTGAAGAACCCGGCGAAGAAGAGGAAGAGGCACTTTACGCTGTTACCGTAAATGGTGAAGAGCGGGAAGTAAGCCTTGACGAACTTTTAAGCGGATACAGCCGTCAGTCGGATTACACTCGCAAGACGCAAGAACTGTCAGAAGAGCGAAAGCAGATGGAGTCTCTTGAACAAAGATACAACTCTGAGGTTGCTCAAATACAGTCAGAGCGTCAGCAGTACATGATGAATCTACAACAAATTATAGAGAGTGCTACCGGAGATTTACAACAATTCTCTACTGTGGATTGGGCATCTTTAAAAGAATCTGATCCAATAGAGTATGTGACTAAGCGCGAAGAGTTTAGGGAATCCCAGGAAAAAATCCAGGCCATTCAATATCAGCATGAGTATGCACGGCAGAAACATTTGAATGAAGAGGAAACTCTCAAAAAAACTGTAGTCAGAGAAGAGCATAAGAAGTTAGTAGAGTCTATGCCCGAATGGGGCGAACCAGAGGTACAAAAGAAACTTGCTTCTGATCTAAAGTCTTACGGTATTGAGCAGGGATTTACAAGTGAAGAACTTTCTCAACTTGTAGATCATCGTTCTGTTATTGTTTTATTAAAGGCTTTGAAATACGACCAAATGCAAAATGCGGATGTAAAGTCAAAGAAAATAAAAAATAAACCAAAGGTTATTAGATCAGGAAAAGGCAAATCTACGTCTGAGAGTTCCAAATCAAAACGTACTGCACAAATGAAGCGTCTCCGGGGTACAGGACATCTTGATGATGCGTCTGCACTTCTTGAAGATTTTATAGACATTTAACTAAGGGAGGGAAATGCTATGGCAGTTCCTACAAATACTAGGGAAACCTATGGTGCTATAGGCATCAGGGAAGACCTTAGTAACATTATATACAACATCAGTCCT